TGTCTGACTTCTCGTCAAACCCTTCATCCCACTTGTTCATACGTCCACCAATAGAAAAACCAGTTAGTGTTCCATCTAGAACTTTTTCCCAAGTATCTTGTGCACCCTTTGAAACATATGCTGATACAAACACTCCGTTATAAAACTTCTTTGAGTCTGGATCAAAATACTTATCTGCTTTGAATGAAACCATCTTGCCTACTGCTAGTGGCTGATGCATTTCTCTGATGTTCCCTCGGAATTTTGCAAATGCATCCATTGATGCTTCTGCTGTTACGATGTCATCTTGCTTATCAACATTGTCTAAAGACGCAAATCCAGAAACGATTCTACGCTCCTTGTCCACCTTAGTAAGTGGCATGGAAAGACGTAAATTTTCCCCATCTGAGTTCCAATGGGCCTTGGATATATTGCTCACCATTATATTATAAACCCTCTTTTATACATATATCACAATGTGGACATATTGGACATTAAGGGGTTTTTCTTCCCTCTCCCTTTGGGGCTCTTCCAGCAACTGTTGAACTGCTGTCGGAGTTGTTATTCGTTCTCTCAGAATCTCTTGCTCTTGTTGTATTTGCCTCTGCTGCTGCTGCAGGTTTCAGTTCAAGAACTTCATCTCCACCCTCACGCTGTGGCATGTCCAGAACAACTCTTGCTTCGTTAGGAGTCATAATCTGATTCTTAACATAACGCTCAAGAATTTGAGACTGAGCAATCTCATCTGTAAGTGTTAGTTCATTAAAGGCAAACTCAATTATGTCTGTCTTCTCACGAATAATCTTATTGATCATTTTTTCAAGTTGTCTTTGGGCTGGTCTTGCAACCTGCTCCTTAAAGGTGCGATCCTGTGCAAGTGCTGCTGCAATAGATCCAGAATCGCCACCTCCAAGTTTAGATAGTGGTACTTGATGTGCTACAAGGATATCATCACGGTTTTGTTTACGATACTCTTTAAATGAGCCGTCCTGTATACCGTCTTCGATGGGCTCCATCTTAAATTCAACTTTGTTGTTTTCGCTATCACCTGGAAGTGGAATATATAGCGTTCTATGCGATTGCCCCCTGAGACTTGTTTGCAAGAATCTAAACATCTTGTCTTCTGCATCTCCAGAAAGTTTCGCACCCTTCAACGTTACAACATAACGTGGTACTGCTTTGTTTGCAAAGTAATCAATATTATATTGTGAAGCAAGTGAGTCTCCGTGTAGTGAGTTAATAGCCGACATAATGTCTGGCACTCCGTAAAATGTATTGAGAGGTGAGTATTGCTTAAAGTGAATAATTTCGTTGGGTCTTGCATCTGTTGTTAGTGGGTTTTGATTCTTTGCACCAAAGTTACGGAAGTAGACAATTTTATTTCCAATGATCTGAACGTATCCGTCTTTGATTCTTCGTACTCTCATCGTTGTCGCTGGTATATGTCCAACGTATCCAATTTCTCCACGAGTAGTCCTACCAATTTCTAGGTAACCATTTCCAGTTGACTGTAGGTCTGTGTAAACCTTTTCCATTGTGGCTGTAAATGAGTCATCGTCATTAAGTGACTCTAGCCAGTCTCTTGCTTCAATCTTTGTTCTTTCAATTCTCTTTCTTGCCTTCTGTGTTGCACTGTTATCTTCTGACGACTCAAGTCTCATCATTGTTCTTGGAGATACATGAAACTCATAACCAAGTCCAACGATGTTCTCTACCTTAGCATCAATTGCTGCATGGTTTGCAAATGAAGTGTCATAGTAGTTTGCTAATTCGTATAGGTTCCATGGTGGTGTAATAACATCAAACATTCCGTAGCCGTTTACATATACTAGACCTGGGTTTATTTCTTTTGACTGTGCTCCATCAATACCGCTTTTTCCAGCAAGTGCTGCAGTTGTGTATTGAACAGTTGGCTCAACCATCTTGGTTGCAGATCTACTAATGCGTCTTTTAAAGTTTGCTTCTAGTCCGTCAAGAGATTTTAATGTTTCCCAGTTACCGTTAAATGGATCAGACTTTGAAAAGGTGTCATCCTTCTTTATTGCATCATCAATTCTTGCACCGATTTCGTACTCATTATATTCCATAATTAGTCCTCGTCTCCATATTTAGCAATAGTATCTTTTGCTGCCTGAACTGCACCAAGGTCGTTTAGAGAGGGGATAAGTCCAGCGTTTAGTCTATCAACTTGCTCTGAGTATTCTTCTTCTGACACTCTGGTTAATCCTGGAACAAATACGCATGTACCATCTCCTGGGTCTCCATAATACATTGCAGTCTTTTTTAGTTCTGCAATTCTAGAAATGTCATTCTTGTCTGAAGGAATATTAAGAACTGATCCATTGCCATCTGTAAACCATTTGCCATTTGCTTTTTTATATACGTAAAGACCCCAGTCATAGTTTTTCTCAATAACCTGTCTTCTAACATTTTTTACAATTGGTTGACCAGTTTTTGGGTCTATTAGCGAATCCATAACTACAAGTATACCATATTACACTGGATCTTGCACAAACTGCAGCCAGTTTATATCCTTAAACACTGTATAAGAGTATTCCCCAAGAACGACTGGTCGTTCATCATCTACAATAATTTTGTTTGTCCCAGTATAACTCTTATAAACATCTGAAGCATTTACACCATAATAACTGGTTTCTGATAGGATAAGAACCTTATTCCAGTTAAATGGCCCAGTATTCCAAAACTCCCAATCAAGTCCATATGATCCTAAAACTTTTACTCTGAACCATGGTCTTTCTGATACATTCTGAACTTCTTGAAGGTTTGTAGACTGGTAGTATGAAATGCTGTTAAATAATAATGGTCCAGTTAATCTTAGTGCCCCTTCAAAAAATGAAAAGTTAAGACTATCCGCAAAGTTAATCCCAAGGAAACCCCACTCTTGAAGAGTCAATACTGGTTCTTTAACAAGTTTTCCATTCCAGTAAAAACTAATTCCATTCTGAACAAGACCTGTCTTTGCATCTATTGCATAAATTTTTGCTCTTCTGCCTGTTGGGTCATTTGCAACCATGTAGAATTTTATGTACGAGTCTTTACTTTGTATTTCAAATATTTGTGTTGGAGCATACGGGAAGTAGTCTCCGTCAAATCTTACTGCCATTTGTGCTGCAATTACTTTAAAGCCACTATCCCTGCTTTCATTTACAGGAATTGCAAGTCCTCTATTGACAAGAGGATCGTATCTACCTTTTAATTGAATTCCGCTTGTTTTTGTTAAATATAGATATGGAGATGATCCAGTGTATATTGAAAAAGGATTATTCTTTTTAAAGTTATAATAAATTCCTGTCTTTGTATATGGATAAATAGATGTACCAAATCTTGTTCCGATAGGGCTGGCATCAGATTCATTAAGTGCCTGTGACGCATAAGAAAGTTTTTTAATTGATACATTGTTTGTTTCTGAATTTTTTACATTAATGTCTATATGTGTAACAATTGACAAGTCATTAAAATCTACACCTGTTGGAGGATATATAATCATGTTGTCAACAACTTCGTATTTGGTTGTCATCCAGTCTGGTCCTGGGATAAGCACTCCGTTTCTAGATGGTCTTTCTGTTTTTGTAAAATAAAGATAGGTTTGGTTTGCACCTAACTTTGTATATTGAAAAGTTACATATGATTTAACAATTGCTCCGTCAGTATCATATCGATAGTCTTTTGCTATTTTATTTTTTAGGTCTTCATAATCGTTGTATCCAGTAAATAAGTAGTTGTCTAGGGATGTATATGTTCTTTGAACTGGAACTCCATACTCGCTTGCCAAATCTGCATATGTCCAACTAACTGGTTCTGTTTCTATTGCTATAGTCTTTGATGGTATCGGGTAGTCTATATTAAACTGAATAAAATCAAGATCAAAATATTGGTCTCCTCTTCTATCAAGAACAGACTCGGCAAAATAAGTTAGTGGCAGTTGGTCTTCCCAGTATGCATTTGCTGACACTACAAGTTTGTATGTTTCAAAGATTGTTTCTGGTAAAAGAGTATAACTTGCAACATAGTCAGCAAGAAGATCTTCTTCAAGTATGACAACTCCTCCACCAGAAATTGCACCGTTTACAGTTTGTGTTCCAAGTACTGACTGAATTGAGGTAGTATCTAGTCCTCCGTCTACGTCTATCAATTGATTGTTTTGATAAATAGAAAAAAGGTCTTCATTCCATATTGGCACTCCTATCTCATTAAACAATCCCCTTATTTTTTGAAAATTGTAGGGTGTGCACAATCCTATAGAATATATTTTTCCTGTAAAGGTTGACCCTCCATCTTTGTTTCCACCAACGTACATTCTTAGATCTGATAAAGATCCAAAAAAGTCTGATGCCGAATTTCCAAATCTTGAAACAAATGCTGGGATATTGATTCCAACATCAACTAATTCTCCAGCCTCTCCAGGAAGCGGGGAATATATTGTTTGAGTAACTCCGTTATAATTTATTTTATATGATATTTGATTATTTAAAAGTTCTATTAAAAAATAATTATTTGTGTTTTCTTTTTCTATTCTAAAAAGTGTTTGAACAGAACTTGAAGTTTCTGGCAAACCAAACGATCCGTATATGGCTGAAATTGGGGTCTGCATAAAATCAAAATTCTTAAAGAAAAGACACCCAGACACCAAGTTCCAAGATGAGTTTGGCCTAAACGAAAAGAAATTTCTTCCTTCTGGTGGCTGAATTGCTTTACAATCTAAGAAGAGTTCTTTTTCTGTTTTTGATGATAAAATTATTTCTGGTAGCGGATTAGAAGAAACAGAAAGAGATCTGTTAATAAGAGATGTGTTGTCTGAAAACCCCTGATTCCAAGAACCAATTTTTGGATAGGAATAGTTTGATGTGTAGTCTGCAAACGAATAGTCAATAAAAACAGAAGTACCGCTATAAGATGTGTTTATGTTTTCTGGAATATCAACACCTTGTCCAAAAACAAATCTTCTTTTTGCAACTGGTGCCGATACAACGTATGGATAAATACCAACACAGTCAATTTCTATAGGATAGATATCTTCATGTGCATAAAACCCTATCCAGTCTTGATCTTTTTCTCCGTCAAACATTGAAGGCACAGGAAGATCTTCATTCAAATAATTTATAGAAATAACCTCTTGTCCATTAATTAGTAAAGAGGATACATTTTTTCCAACTCTTAGATGAACTAGCATTGGCCTTGTCCATTCACCAACGTAATAAGTCTTATACTGATCTCCTATTTTTAATCCAATAGATGGACCATCTACATAGATTCCATCGTTTGATGCAATAGGGCCGATAATTCTTTTCCTGTCGTTACTATAAGAATTTATTCTAAGCCAAGTCTCTAATGTGTATTGCTTAAACTTTCCAGCCTCGTTTAAAAGCCCAACCCCAGGAATTATTAATGAAGGATTTTCTCCATTTGGATATAATGTAGTTAGTCCCGAAGTTCCGTAAACCATCGGAATACCTGAATTTTTTGCTTTTAGCATATAGTCTGAAACTAAATAGTAGGCATTTAATTCTTGTAGACCGTAGCACTTAGCCACAACACCTTTTTGTGGTGCTATTGCTATTGTAGATGGTATATCTATAGGCTCAATGCCAAGAGATGTAGATGCAAACTCTTCTGACCACTGACCAAAACTTATTCCGTTTACCAAAAACACGTCTTCTATTTCTGACCCACCGAGAAAGTTAATCTTAAAAACTAATCTTATATTTGTACTATCTGGAGGGGTATCAAATGTTCCTGAAACAAAGGTCCATAGGCTGTTTATAACTGTGTCATAATTTTTTAAATGAGTTATATTAAGTCCACTTGTGGTGTCTTGATATTGGTATCCAATTTCAATACCAGCAAGATATTTGCTTTCAGAATAGAAATAACCTCCTATAGAAAAAGTCTTTAAAAACTTATTAAGCGTCTGAATATTAACAATGTCATCACTTACTACAGTTACAGATGCAAACTCATCGCTTGTTGGTGTAGCAGTTATTTTTCCTACATAACTATTTATAAATGGTTCATCTATTGATTCAGGATAGGCCTCATATGTACCGCCCTCTATTTCCCAATTTATCAAATTTCTTTGATATTCCTCAATTAAAGAAACATAGTCTGCTTTGTCATCCAATGCCCATAGGCCAGTCGGATGCTCAGCAAAGACTTTTTCGGCATATAGGTTTGATGGATTAGACATTATGAGTCTATTTTACCACAGAAGACTACTTGTTTATTTTTATTTCACAATAGTCTGTGGTGCAGTACATCTCTCCTTGAGCCTCAAGATTTTCTGCTCCATCATAAATAGCAGCAAAGTCAATGTGCTTCAACTTGCCGATATATGACTCATATTGCTCTTCAGTAATTTGAGTATATGGCTGTTGTGGGTATGTGTGATTTCCCATTGGAAGAAATGATACTGCCTTTAGTTGTCCCTCGTACATATGTAATGCTGGTACAACATGCTTTGACTCTGTTTCCTTGTCAAATGAAAGTGTTACAGAAACACCGTTATCAGACCAATACTTCTGAGCAGTTGCAGCAAGGGCAATCTTTTCAAATAGAGTTACATCCTTTTCAGATCTTGGATGACCCGACTTGATTGGGAAGTAAACTACTGATGTGTTTGCTGACACTACGTCATCTTCAATTGTGTACCCCGCTGCTTTGAACAAGTGCATCATTGGATCTGTATTTCCAAATCGAACTGCACGAAGGAAGAAGTTTCCTCCAGGTCCCCAATGAACTCCAGGAGTTGCACCAGAAAGAATTGAAACTGATCCTGATGGCTTAACTGTTGTTACACGAATTGATTCACGAACACATAGCCATTCTGAATACTGGTGGTCATAGTGACGGATCTTGTTGTATCCTTCATCCATCCACTCACGAACAATTGGCAGACCCTTTTGATCTGCAAAGGATGCAATGCCTGTAAGTGATGTACCAATACGACGGTTACGTTGCATAATACCGTTTGTTTGTGGCCAGTGTGTTGGAACAAGTGTTACAGTCTTTCCATATAGGTATGCAAACTTAAGGGTACGCAGGAAGTCCTCCTTAGATTCATGACGATTCAAGTGCACTTCTACAAGTGTACATAATTCGTACGATTCTAATGGCTGCTCCGCACATGGGTTAAATCCCATCACACGATAATCCTTACCGTCTGGCGCATCCTTTAGTCTTCCATAATTACGAGCAACATCAAGCCAGATAAACCCTGGTTCTCCGTTTTCAGTAATTAAATCTACATAGTCTTCATACTTTGTTCCGACCTCTGCTGAAATAGAATTGTTAGACATCCAAGCCCAACCTGGATTCTCTGGATCAAATGAGTTACGCTCTGGAAATAGTTCTGAATTCTTTAGATTCATAAATGTTTCATCCCCTGCATTTCCCAAAGCAAGTGTTGCTGATCTACGAACATTGCCTGATACTACGCAAGTACCAATGAGGTTTACAAGGTCTACAATAGCACGAGAATCTAGTGTTTCCCCGCCTCTGGAGCCGATTACACGGTCTATTTGGTCGTGCAACTTGATAAGAGGTGCAGGTCCTGATGCAACGCCTCCAAAGCCCTTGATAGGGGCTCCAAGAGGTCTGATCAAATCATAATTAAACTTCTGAATACTCTGGTTTGCTCTAAGGTATGAGTTGACTAGAAGTCTAACTGACTCTACCCATCCTTCACGAGTGTCTGGAATTTCGAACACTTGTTCTGGTTCTGTTGGGGTATAGATTGAAAAATTCTTATCCTGTCCCACTGTGTCAAACCCTACACCAATACCAAGCATAAGAGCATCCATAACCCAAGCAAACAAGGCTCCTGGATCATTCTTGTCAAGGTCCTTGGTAGAAACCATTGCACAGTTTTGTAGTGCTGCAGAATTCTTCTTCTCCATAGTCATAGGAGTTCCAAATGCCCACATGCCTCGTCCTGGCGGTGTCCACTTCAATTCAAACATTCTTTGGAATGCTTCTTGTGCAGACTTCTGAGCCTTGTAGTCGTTCCATGGCAGGCGGTTTTCTTTAGCATGGTTCTTTTGAACTGAATACATACCCTCGATTACTCGACGACAAACTTCATGCCATCTCTCTTTAGTTCCATCTTCCTTCATACGAGAGTAAGTACGAATAAAAGTAATTTCTCCAAGTGAGTTTTCTGCTGCATCCTTAAACCCAAATGGGCTTTCTTGGCTCTTGTACTTTTCTACGAAGTCCTCTGGAAGTTTAAAACTAAAAAAATCTGACATGTGTATCGTCCTTTCAAAAACGGATTAAGACTTAAGTATAGCAGAGTTTTATAAAAAGCAAAACTCTCCCCTAAATAACAGGTTGAGAGTTAAAAATTATTTACCGCTAAGTATATGATTTATCTCTATATGGTTTATGTTAACATGTTTAGGCAGACTTGCTACCCATCTTATAGACTCAGCCATATCTTCGGCAGTTATAGCAATGTCTCTTTTTTCTTTTTGCGTATCAATTGTTCCTGGACAAATTTCAGTAACTTTAATTCCATACTCTGGAAACTCTAGCCTCATCGTATCAACAAGTGCCATCATCCCTCTTTTAGCGTTTGTGTAATTACCGCCAGACCTGTATGGATACTTTCCACCAAGAGAACTAATAAATATTATAGTAGCAGAGTCTGACTTTTTCATACATGGAACAAAGAGTTGAGATAGATACATTGGACCAGAAACATTTATATCATATGCTCTTCTAAAATTATCCATAGTCTCATTTATAATGCTAGTTGGGCCAGAGCCTCCTCCTGCGTTATTGACCAAAAGATCTAAGGTTATATCTTTGTATTGATCATAAAACCTTTTTAGTTCGTTATCATTTGTAATGTCCATTTGATAAACTTCTACATTATCCCCAACTAAATCTGAAACTTTAGACAGATCTCTTGAAACAGCAATAACTTTATATCCATTTTCAGATAAAAGTTTTACAGTTGCATATCCAACACCTTTGCTGGCTCCTGTAACAATTGCTGTCTTATTGTTTATAGAGTGTCCCATTTAAAATACTCTCTATATTTCTCTAAACCGATTGCTGTTGGATCTACCCACCAGTCTTCGTGTATTTGTCTAACAACTAAAGAATATCCTAGCGAATCAAGAATCTCTCTTTGTGCATCACGCATTGCTGTATTTCTCCAGTACATGTTCGAATCATGTTCAAAAGTTATAACTGTAAATCTGTACTTGTTTAATGGTACAGCAATTAGTCCGTGCAAAGTTGTATAATGATTTCCTGCAGGTCTGCCATTCATTTGATATCCAGCATCTATGTCTACTTGAAGATAATCTATCTGGTTTGGAAAGTTGTTTTCTTCAAAGTATTTGATATAGTCAAACTTTGTGGCATCGCCAAGGATGCATGGATTTTTTCTGTTTTCAGAAACTTCTTTGTGTAGTTCTGGAACTATCTCAAAAGAAACGCCATTCCAGTCAAACTCATTTTCAAGTCTGTAGGTGTTACTTCCATTCTTTGAATGGGCAGCACCTAGTTCTACATAATATCCTTCTTTTTTGTTATCAAGAAGATCTAAAACGAACTGTTCTTGTTCGCTAAAGTTTTGATAGCCAGTTGACATATTAGTGAATCCAGTGTTGTGGTACCATGATCTTTTCACCGCTTTTTACTAGATGTGCAGTGTGGTGATATGGTGGTGATGGAGGAAACACGATAATGCTTCCAGCCTTTGGCTTAACAGCAAATGTATAATTTCCATTTTTTTCTGCTTCAGCAAAGTCTGATTCTGGGCTTGCATTTTGCAAAACACCATCTGGTGAAGCAATAGTAAAGGATATCTCTCCGCCTTCGTAATCATCGTTTAGATACATGACAAAAGAAACTTTTAGTCTTTCGTCTCCTTCTTGCTGATCAAAGTGAGCGCCCATGTAGGTGCCTGCTTGATATTTCTTAATTGGATACTGTGGAAATAACTTTGGCTCATCTGTAATACCTTGTGCTTTAGCATAGTCTCTTGCTACATCGTCAAATGCTTTTTGCAATGTATCATAGATGTATTTGTTTTTTTCGTCTGTCTCTGCCGTTAAAGCAATGGTCTTATCTGTTCCATAGACATAGTGCTGTCCGCTACAAGCCATCCATTCGCCCCAAGGGTCGTTGTTGTCATTTTCAATAGCGTCAACAAGTTTCTTTGGATCTTCAATTACATCTGTGTAATAGTAAACCTTTTCTTCAAGTATTTCTTTATTCATAGTTGATCTCCTTAGTATTTTTTTTCTTTATAAAAACCTGAAATTTTTATAAACCCTACTGTGACGTACCTTATAGGACCTTCTCCTACAAACCTTACTCCATGCTCATATTCTTCGTTTCCTGGAAAAATAAGCAATGTTCCTGGTTTTGGCCTCAAGTCTGAATTTTCTTTATTATTGAAGAACAAAGTCCCATCCTTGTAGTCATCGTTTATGTACAGTATAGCAGCATATTTAATTGATGGGTCGGTAACCTGATCTGTATGTGCTTTTAGTTCTACCCCTGGCTGCATTCTTTGTAATGTTCCAAATCCCGCAAGTTCTAGGCTAGGATCTGAAATCCTAAGAAGGTCTCCAAGTCTTTTTTGCAAAATACGACTAATTTCTTCTTCTGTAATGTTTAAATTTTTATCTTCCCAGCCACGAGTAATCTCAAATTTTCCCTCTGCAACTAAGTTTTCTACATCATCTCTGCCAAACTTTTCCATACAGAATCTAGCAAGATTTTTTGTATACTCTATAGCCCAATCTTCATTTGGAGTTGTTTCAATTATTTCTAAAATAGTGTCCAACTCTTCTGGTTGCAAAAAATCTTTTACAAACAAAATTTGGTCATGAAAAACCTCAGTATTGTATCCAGCATCATCAAACTGCTTTTTTAAAAAAACTTCCACTTACAAGTCCTCCGCCTTATACTTATTTCCGTCAGCATCAAGTTTCCAACCTTGCTTTAGCAACTCTTGCCATTCTGCTCTTTCAATTTCTTGTTGTGCTCTGGTGGCCTTCATCTCTTCAGCCCAAGCATCTCTTACTTCTTGAGGGTAAGCGTCCTCTTCACGATCATCCCAGAATGAACCAATGGTGTATCTAACTCCACTAGTGATAAGGGTTACTTCGTGCATATTGTTAAATCCCCCGTCAAATGCAGCAAGCATTCCAACTTTAGGTTGAAGATTTATGTCTTGGTCTGGGAACTGCAACATTCCACCTTCAAAGTCATCATTCAAATATAAGAATGCTGCATATCTGCTTCTTGTAAAGGCACCAGATTTTCCATGCTCATCAGTGTTATCAGAATGCTTTCTTGCATATGCTCCTGGCTCCCACTTTTGCGTATGGTATCCAATTTGAGAAATTATCTTTGGATCAAGATCGTGAACACTTGCAACTGCCTCAATAATTCCTTGCTTCATTTGTGAAAATATGTCGCTTGGCAAT